AATATAGATTGGCCTATTAAAGAAGGCACTAATAATACTGGGGTTCCTTGGATATATGAACTACCTCAAGAAAATACAGAACATTTATATATAGCATCTTTAGATACAGTAGATCAAGGTATAGCAGAAACATCAAATTCTTTACAAAGTATTTATATCTATAAGAAAGACGATGGTAAACTAAATACTAGTTATAAACGTAAAATTGTATTTAGTTATATAGGAAGAACAGAAGATGTAGAGAATTTTTATAAACAGGCATTATTAGCTATGAGATATTATAATGCTATTGGAATAGTAGAAAATCATAATATAGGATTTATTAATTACTGTAAAATGCAAGGATACAATTATATACTTCAAGATCAAATGGATGAAATTCAAGGACTAGCTCAAAGTTCTAATATAAAAAGATCTAAAGGATACGCACCTACAGTACCTGTAATTCGTCATGGAGATGAACTTATTTCAAAATATTTAAATGAAGTAATAGATTTTGAATATAATGATAAAAAAGAAATTATAGGTAAAATATTAGGATTAGAACGAATAGATGATATAGGACTTTTAAGAGAATTAGTAAATTATAATCCAACAGATAACTTTGATAGATTAGTAGCTTTTAGAGGACTGCTTCTTTATGAGGAAGCTAGTTATAAAAAAGAAATATTAGTAGAATCAGGAAAAACACCTTTTGAACAATTACTAAATATTAATAAATATTCTAAAAAATATAAACAATTTAACTAATGAGTAGTGGAAGTCTTTTAGGAGGAGCATCAACTTTTTCTAATTTAACTGGAGTAAAAAATAATGGTTATTATGAATTACCTCCTCAAACAATAAGTTTTTCTAAAAAAAATGAAGAATGGAAAAAAGGATGTATGGATTTCTTTTCTTATCAATGGGCATCAAGAACTAAAGATAGAAAAAGAAAAATGAATAATTATCGTTTAGTAAATGGTAATTATAATTTTAGAGATTATTCATATGCTCCTTCTATGTTGCAAGAGAGTACTATTGATATACCAGGAGACGAAATAATTCATTATTCAATATGTAATCTTCCTTTAAAAAGTATTTGGGGAGAAGAAATAAATCGTCCTTTTAACTATAGATTTAAATCAGAAGGAGAACAATCTACAAATGAGTATATTAATCATATGTCTGAAATGTTGTTCTCAATGGTTGTTAGTCAGATTCAGCAAACTTTTATACAAAGATTTTTAGAAATGGGTGTAGATCCTAATACAGAAGATTTTCAAAAAATGGTTCAAGAATCTAAAGCTAACCAAATGAATTTAGAAAATATTGAAAATTATAGAAAATACTCTTTTTGTACTATAGCAGAAAAAACAGCAAATGCTTTAAGTAAAAAATATGAAAAAGAATTAAGATTAACAGAGAAGTTTAGAATGGGATGGAAAGATGCAACTATAGTAGCTGAAGAATTTTATTGGACAGGAATTATAAATAATAAATTAGTTTGTGAAGTAAAAAATCCAGTTAATATTGTGTATTCTAAATCTTATGATGTTGAATATATAGATGAAAGTGATTGGGTAGTTTGTGGAGAATATCAAAGTCCTTCTAAAATATTAGATACTTATAAAAATTTTTTAACTATAGATCAAGTTAAAGAATTAACAGATGGTACATATGGACAAGATAATGGTAAGAATATGAATAATTCAGGTACAGGTCCTTCTAGTATATATACAGGTAATTCTTGGGAATCTAATACTGTGTTATTAAATGATGATTTAACTGATTTAAAATTTCCATTATCAGAAGATTATCCTATATATAACTTTTCAGGAGTATATGAAACTAGATCATTATCAGGTCAAAGACATTATTTAGTAACTCACGCAGAATGGCAAAGTAAGAGAAAATTAGCTTTATTAACTTATCAAGATGATGAAACTGGAGAATGGCTTAATGATGTTGTAGAAGGAGACTTAAAACTTGATCCTTATTTTAAATCTTTAGGTTGGTCTATAGAATATTTTTATATTAATGAAGTTTGGGAAGGCACTAAAATAGGAGAACATATTTATATTAAAATACAACCTAAACAAAATGCTCCAATTAGTTTAGATAGTTTAGAAACAAAAAAATTAGGATATACTGGTTTAATATATAATAGAAGAAATGCTAGAAGTGTATCTATACTAGATGAAATGAAACCTTATAATGAATTATATAATATCATTATGAGTAAATTAAAAGATGATTTAACTTCTGAATTAGGTCAATTAGTATTAATGGACTTAAATCAAATTCCAACAAAACAAGGATGGGATACAGATAAATGGTTTGATTGGTTAAAAAGATTTAAAATAGTGTTTGTAGATGCTATGAAAAATCCACAATTTAATCAATTTACTGTATTAAATGCTTCTTTAATGCAATCTATTGCTCAAAAATTATCTGCACTTGAATTTCTAGAACGTAAAATATATATGATTGCAGGGGTTAGTCCTGAACGTATGGGGTCTCCTATAGCTGCATCTAGTACAGCAACTGAAAATGTAAATCGTATTAATCAATCATATTCTCAAACTGAAGATTATTTTTATCAACATAATATGGTAAAAACAAGAGTTCTTCAGAATCTTATAGAAAATGCAAAAGTATTATATTCTCAAACAGGAGATACAGCTTTTACTTATTTTCTAGATGATATGAGTTTAGGTTTTTTAAAAATAACTCCTGAATTTTCATTTTCTGACTTATGTATTTATCCTATGGATTCTAGTAGAGATTTAAAAACACTAGAAACTTTAAAACAATTAGCTCAACCTGCTATGCAAAATGGGGCTAGTCTTTATGATGTAGCTAATATTTTAGATAATGATAATATTCAACAGATTAAAGAATATTTAAAAGATGTTAAAAAGTCTCAAGATCAATTTAGACAAGCTCAACAAGAATTAGAACAACAAAAATTACAAGCTATGCAAGCACAAAAAGAAATGGAAATAGCTGCTGATTATGAAGAAAAAGAAAGACAAAGAAACCATGAAGCTATTGAGAATCAATTAGATAGAGAGAAAGATATATATTTAGCAGAGATTAAAGCCCTAGGTACTCAGTCTTTGAATAACCCTGATGTTAATAATAATCAAATACCTGATATAATAGAATCAAGTAAGTTAAATTTAGAAAAATTAAAAGAAAATTATAATCAGTTAGCTAAGGATAGAGAAATAAATTTAAAAGAAAAAGAAGTAGCTATTAAGGATAGAGAGCAAAAAAGAAAAGATGTAGAATCTAAAGAAAAATTAAAAATTCAAAAAGAATCTTTAAAAGTAGATAAAGCTAATCAGAAGAATGATTTAGAAATTGAAAAGATTAGATTAGAGTCAGCTAAAATTAAATCTAAAAAGAAATAGTTTTAAGCTATAAAAGTGAAAAAATATTAAAATTTATAAAAAAAACGTAACTAAATTAATTATATTATAGTAATAACAAAAAAATAAGATAAAATGTCAGAAGAAATCAAGAATAAAAATCCCATGACTCCTATTGATTTAGATAATCCATTTGGATTTTCAGTATCAGAAGAGTTTATTGAAAAAACAAAAGAATTACAAGGTGAACAAAATTCTTTATTAACAGAAGAAGATGATGATTTAACAATTAAATCTAAAAAAGCTTGGGGTAAACCTGAAGAGTCTGTTGATTTAGAAGAAGAAGAAGAAGTTAAAAAAATTGTACCAAAAGAACGTAAAAAAGAAGATTCTGTAAAAAAACAAGCAGAAAGTTATGATGAAGTATATAAAGAAATACTTAATCGTTTTGGTATAAAAGCTGAAGAAGATTTTGAATTTAACGATGATAATGTATTAAATGCTATATCAGATAATTATCTTGAAAGGATTAAAGATCAATACTTTGATGGTGTTCCTCAAGAAGCTTTTGAAATAGTAGAATATTTAAGAAACGGTGGTAGTATAAATGATTACTTAGAAATAATAAATAATAATGATTTATCAGAAATTGAGTTAGAAGATAATGTATCTAATCAAAGAAAATTAGTCACTGAGTATTACAAAGCAACAACTAATTTACCTTTAGATAAGATTAAAAGTAAAATACAAAAATTAGAAGAACGTGGATTATTAGAAGAAGAAGCATTATCAGCTAAAGAAGATTGGGATGAGATTCAAAATAATCGTAAAGAACAAGTATTACAAGAACAAGCTAATTTAAAAAAGCAACAAGATGAAAGAATGCAAGAATTTAGAAAAACTATTAGTAATAAAATAACTACTTCTAAAGAAATTAAAGGATTGCCTATTTCTTTATCTCCTAAAGAGAGAAAAGAATTAGAAGATTATATTCTAAAACCAAATGTTAGATTACAAGATGGTAGAGTAGTTAGTCAAAATATAGCAGATATGATTAATGAGCAAGATGAAGATACATTTATTCTTCAAGCTTTATTAAGAAAATCTAGTTATAAATTAGTTTCAGGTATTAAAAATACTTTAAGTAAAGACACTAAAGTAAGTTTAGCTGAAAGATTAAGAAATGCTCAAAAAGACAATGCACGTATCAAGTCTTCAATAGATAGTATTGAGGATATTGATTTAGAAGATGATGAGTTTGTTAAAAAGAATTCTAATAAACTCTGGAAATAATTTAAAAATACTCTAAAATCAGTATATTAATCAAATGAAATTTGCAAATCAAATAATTGTACGAGAGGGCAGACGTCACTCAGGTATGATGGATAGTAATCACTTACAATCCTTGCTACAGGAAGATCCTGCGGTGTTCTCTAATGTTTTAACTAAAGTTTATGCTTCACAGTCTATTCAAGCTACTCCGCTTTTAGATCTTACAGAAGGTCGTGGTAAAGTAAAGTATATTGAAGATATGGAAGGAGGTAATGGTGATTCTTGGACTTGGAAACAAGAAATTTCACCTCGTCCTGCAGTAGTTTTGGAAAATCTCGAATCTGCTAATACTACTCCAGGTATTGATCGTACTTCTTTTCGTATTAAACTTGACCAAGATTGGTTTAGGCAAGGCTCTGTAATAGCTGCTGATCCTATCTATCAAGTACGTGTATCTGACCATGTTGCTCCTTATAAAGATGGACAAGGTTGGGTATATACAGTAGAACTTGTTACAGACGATCCAAATCAATTTATGCCTGCTGCTCTATTAGCACCTGGTCAGGAATACATTGAATTGTACTCTATTTATGGTGAAAAATCAAGTCGTGCTAACACTGTTAAATTTGATGGTCACATTGAATTAATGGGTTACTTGTCTGATATGCAACGTAAAGAGTACGAAGTTACAGGTTATGCAGATGACCGTGTACTTGTTGCTCAAAACTGGGCTACTGATTCTAAATCAGGCGAACCTATTAAACTTGTAGGTGAAAAATGGATTAATCGTGCTGAAATTAAATTCTGGAAAGACCTTATGGTAGAGAAAGAAAATATGTTAATGTGGGCACGTGGTCAAAATGATATTATCGGTGAAAATGGTTATAAAGTACGTACTCCTTATGGATTTGATCAAATCTGTTCTTGGGGTCATACTGAATCATACTCTAAATTTACAGCAAAACTTATTCGTGAATTCTTAATGGATGTGTTCTTTGGACGTAATTCATTTGAAAAACGTAATGTAGTTTTAATGACTGGTGAATATGGAATGATGTTGTTTGATGAAGCATTTAAAAATGAGACTAATGGTTTATTCTTAAATGCTGATAAATTTACTACAGGATCAGGTATGAATATGGGATATGGATATCAGTTTACTAAAGCTTATTTTGTAAATGGTATTAATATTACATTAAAACATATGCCTAGTCTTGATGTAAATATTACTAAAGCAATGCGTTCTAATCGTACTGGTTACCCACGTAGAAGTGCTTCTTTCTACATTGCTGATTTATCAGGTGAGAATCGTGATAATATGTGGATTATTAAACACCGTTCTTCAATGAAATATGGTTACCAAATTGGTACATCTGCTCCTTGGGAATTAAAAGGTGGAATTATTTCTAACACAATAGATGGTTACAAGCTTATAGCTAGAGATCGTTGTGGATTCTTCGTACAAGATCCTTCACGTCTTGCTAAACTTGAACTCAAAGAATTAGCATAAAGCTAATCTTTATATAGACCTAAGAACCTAGTTCTTAGGTTTACAGCAAAAGCTGATAAGAAATATGGATAAGAAAATTAAAGTAATTAAACCTCTTTCTACAAGTTTTGTAGGAATGGAGAAGAACCCTAAAAAAGGTACAGTTAAATATTCAGGTTGTAATCACAACATTAGACCCGCTGAAAAGATGTCTGGTGGTTATGAAACAGGCTTAGAACTACTAAATGAAGAAGGTATTCCTCTTTATAAGTATTTTGAAAAAGAATTAAATTTAACTGAGAATACTTTAGCATCTAATAGTAGTTATTGGGATAGTTTTAAAGTAACTATTTATGGAGATAAAGGAACAATATTTGACCTTACAGATCCTTACCAAGCTATAAAATATTATGTAGCTTGTGCAGATGAAATAGTTGCATTAGGAGATGATAGAGATTCTATTATTAAAAAACCTAAAGCTAAGTTTTTCACAGTTGATGAAGAAAGATCTGCAAAAGAAGAATCAGATAAACGTAAGTTAAGAAGAGAAGCTGATGATATTATTAGATCAGCTACTTTAGAAACTAAACGTAAATATGCAAGATTATTAGGAAATGATTCTGTTGCTAATGAAAGTGTAACAGAGTTAATTTTAGATTCTTTCTTAGATAAAGTAGTTAA